CTTGCTTCTGTCAGGAAGGTCTCTTCAAAAATGTCTTTTAGTTCTTCTACCTCATAACCTTCATCAAGAAGATCATAGATAACTTCTTCTACGATTTCTTCAATCTCTTCATCATTAAAATCGTCTAAGAAAGCATAATCTTCTTCAAGATATTCTTCGCGTACTTCCTCATCATAGATAGCATTAAATGCTTCCATTAGTTCATTAAGACTTGCCGTGTCCATTTTGTTACAAGATACTTTTACATAAAAATATTTATAAAAAAAGACTCCTTTGGAGTCTATATTTGTTATTCAGTTTTTTTATTAAATCCAAATGGTGCTACTGCCTCTTCAAGTTTAAGTTTGAGAGCAACACCACCGACTGCTTCCATCACCTTGAGAATATCCTCTGGTTTAGCATCTTCGCCCAATTCTTTGGCAACATACCAATACTTTGGCCAGAATGTTTCACCTGCTGCTTTGTAGTCATCTACTGTAAGAGTCTTCATTTACCAACTCCATAGTCAGGTGCTTTTAGTTCGAGTTCACTGAACCGATTTCTCCGTTCAGTCTCATTGAGTTTCTTGAGTGCTTCAATGGTCTCGGGAGTTTCTTCCCACTCCCAAGTATCACCTGACTTAGTTACAAATTGTCTTGTTGTCATAGATCTCCTTCCTTACGATAGTGCTTTAGAAAGTTCTGCATTAATAGTTAATGCAATTTCTGAGGGAACATTAGCATATTCTGCTTTGAAATTATTATCAATAATAATAACCACAGCACATTTTTCTTTAATTTTAGTTTCTTTTTCTTCAATCATAGATACACTTTCAGGAACTCCGTCTTCATCCAAAAGATAAGAAAGTTTTCCAACAGACTTTTTTGGAAAAATTTTAGGAAGACTATCTCTCCATTCATTCCACTCAGGGGAAGTTTTTCTACTGATAAATCTTTGTGAAATCATACTAACAACCTTTAGCAGTTCATCATCATCAAGAAGAATAGAAAAATGATTTTTTACAATCTCTTTAATTCCTCTTAAGGTCCTACTATTTGGATTTTTAATAACTTGGTCAGAAAGTGCTCTACGAACAATTCTTCTCCAAGACTTATTAAACTCTTCTTCAAAAGATGGATACTTTTCTTTAAGTTGATCTACTGTTGCTTTTTTCTTTGATATTACAGACATTACAGATCTCCTTCTTTACGATTTTCAGAATAGTGTACATCAAACTCTCCGCCAGGATAACGTGCTACTAGTTTTTCAACATTCATCTCCATAACTTCATCAAGAGAGATATTGAGACCAATACATGCTTGAGCAACATACCACATGATGTCACCTAGTTCGCGTTTGAGGTGGAAAAGGTTCTCTTCATTAACAGGTTTTCCTTGGAAAATAATCTTTTTGATAATCTCTGTAAACTCACCTGCTTCAGCAGACATTCCTACAGCAGCGGTAAGCAGTCGCTCGGTAGGAAAGTTTTCTTTTTCAAGTTCAAAGATTCTTGCAGCAAAGTCAGAGTAGTTTTTACTTTCTTTAGATGTTACTGCATCTACAAACTCCACATACTTTTTAGTATCAACTGTACTCAAAATCTAAATCCTCCAAATTTATTAAGTGATGCTGGTGGGTCATCATCATCGTCATCATAACCCTTACTCTTGCTATTGTCAAGAATATCTTTTTGTGCAGATTGTTCAACATCAAACAATCTCATTTTTGCTCGATCAATCCCAATCACAAATCTCTTATTGACTAAAGTATCATTATACCTATTCTTCAATTGCTTCACCATTATCTGTCCAATCTGTTCAAGTTCCTCAGTGCTAATAAGGGCAAACATAAAATCAGCAGTAGCAGGGAGACCAAAGGACTCAGAAGTGTCAGTAAGGTCAACATCAGAGCTACCAAAACCAGAGCGAGTGGTCTGGGTGGCAGATACGATAGGGACGTTTGCCTCAACAGCCAACCCTCGAAGCTCTTCAGCAATAGACTTGATATAAGAATATGAATTGACAGTGCTATTTCCGCGATAGCGGGAGGAAGCACATATATTAAGGTAATCAATGAAAATAACATCAGGTCTAAATGACTTCTTAAGTGCAAGTTCGCTAAGAAGTGACTTAAAGTGTTCAGCATGAGCAGATGCCGTAGGGTATTCTTTGATGATTAACTTACCTGAAGTCTTCTTTTCAATTTTACTCATCTTACTTTCAAACGTTGACTTAGGAAGTTCACTAATATCTTTAATATTTACATTTAAGAGATTTGCGTCAATCCTTTCAGCAATTCGTTCTTCCGCCATTTCCAACGTAATGTAGAGTACATTCCGTCCTGACAACAACAAGGAGCTAGCAACGTGGCACATGAATAAAGACTTGCCGACACCAGTACCAGCAAGCGCGACGTTGAGAGTCTTATTAGGCAAACCACCTTTTGTGATTTTGTTAAAATATTCGAGGTCAAATTCAATGCGATCCTCCCTTTTGCGATAATACTCAAATCTACCTTCAGCATCAAGAATATAATCGTGTCCGATATGGTTATCAAAACTTACTGCTAAAGCATCCGATAAAATGCCTGGAATAGCATCTCTATTTTTCTTCTCATCAGAATCATCTGCAAGAGAAATAGATTCCGTTAGAGCAAGATAAATGGCACGATCTCTACACCACTTTTCAGTAGTGTGAATCAACCAATCATCATCTACTGGTATATAGTCAAGATTCTCAATGATCTTAACAATCTTTCGATATTGCTCTTCTGTTATATCAGTTCTCTTTTCACATTCAATAACTACAATCTCTTTTGTTGGTTGTTGATTGTATTTAGTAATGAAATCAGAAATCTCTTGAAATACTTTAGCATTATCCCCATCTTCAAAATATTCTTTTTTGATAAAGGGTAGGACTTTCCTCACATATTCATTATTATTCAATAGATTTTTCAGAACCAAAAACTCAACGTTATCCATTTAGTTGTAATGCAAATAAGAACTCATGATATATTTTGCTCCGCTAATCGGAGCAGAACCCTTGTGAGGGTACATCCATAATGGTGGGAACATCAACAGTCTACCACACTTTGCATTCACATGCCCAAAGTCAAAGACAGTTTCACCTCCGTCATCAACGTCATTCAAGTAAAAAAGAAAAGCAAGAAATCTTTTGGAGGTTTGATGATCAACTACATCAACATGCGTATCAAATAGTTGCTTTCCATTATTTTGATATCTTTTGATTCTAACTTCTTCATAAGAATATGATGTAGGAAAATAGTTTGGACCAACTCTGGTAAGATAGATATCTTTAAACTTTCGCAGTGCAAATAAAACATCATAGTATTCTTTGGAATGTCCACCACTATCATTGAATAACGTTATTTGATCAAAGTTGACTCCTGGTTGACTGATGTTTTCATGATTCGATTCATTTTCAAAAATCTTCATTAGATTATCACAAACTGATTTTTCTAACGCATCATCAAAAACATAGACTAAATCAGAAAGTTTAGCTTCCATAACTAAACTCCGATTTAGCAATCTCATCCAGTTTTTGCATTACTTCTGGTGTGAAATAAACTTCTGGGTCTTTGAGTATTTGTTTAGCATAGATTTTTTTGCCGTCCATTTCATAGCGTCCTGCGACGTTTTTCCAGAGACCGCCAATCTCACCGAGTTCAAGAAGACCATAATAACGATCAAGACCACGCTCATCGTAATACAAACGTATCTCCACATTTTTGTTCTCCTTGCTTAAACGCGACTTAGCAGTCTTTGCCTTGATAAGGTTTCCGACAATTTCTGTTCCATCTTTCTCCTTCTTTTTGCTAAGATGAATGATGGTACTGGCAGCATACTTAAGACCAGAACCACCACCCATCTCTTTAGTAGGAACGTAAGCGCCAATGACATCGTAGGTGTGGTTAGTGACAATCATAGGAATGTTTGCTTGACCTAACTTGAGAGTGAGCATACGGAACGCACCTTTGATAAGTTGAGATTTGGTCATGTCCCGAACTTGTTTGTCGTTGAGTGCGTCGTTAATCTCTTTCTCTGTAGAGAGCATACCTAGAGAGTCTAACACAAACATACAGGGTTTGCGTTCATCTTCAGGTTTTTTCATATACATGTCCACTGCTTTGAGTGCCTTGCTACGAAACTCTTCAACAGTAACAACATTGACTACAACAAGTCTTGATGTATCAACTCCTCGTGACTCTAATAATGACTTTGTAATGGCAGCCTCAGTATCAAAGTAGAGACAATAACCATCGGGGTTAGTATCAAGAAAATTCTTAACCACAGCGAGAGAGAAGAAAGTCTTTCCAGTAGAAGACTCTCCAGCAATAGCAGTAATCTTATTG